CAGATGCACTAAAATCACAATGGAATACTTCTATTCTTGGTACTTCTCCTTATAGATAATGGCAATCTCTCCTGGTACATACAATATGACGATCCAAAGAAGATCGGATCATAACATACAGCTTGTTTTTAAGGATTCTAATAATAATGCGATAAATTTAACTGGTTTTACTGTAGAAGCACAAGTTTGGGAAGAAACTAGAACTACAAAGTATGCAGATTTTGGAGTTACCTATACAAATAGGTCAACTGGAACGATTGATTTAGCACTTACAGATACGCAAACTGCAACTTTTAGTCCAAATCTTTTAAAATATGATGTATTACTTACCGACTCTAACGGATTAAAAGAGTATTATTTAGAAGGAGACATTTTTATGAGTGAGGGCTACACCGCATGACCTCGGTAAACATCACCACCACTAAAAATACTGTTACAGTAAATGAGGGAGATTCAACTGTTGTAACTGTTGCAACTCAAGGGCCAGCAGGGCCAGCTTTCACTACAAGCGGAGCAACTCTTGATGATTCTGCTAAAGTTAACAACTCGGTAGTGTATTTTAACCAATCTAGTGGTACATTTAAAGCAGATACTACTCGTACTGTAGAAAACTTAGTAGATGGAGGTTCGTTCTAGTGGCTAACACAATTAGAGTTAAAAGATCCACAGGATCATCTGCTCCAACAAGTCTTGCAAATGCCGAAATAGCTTTTGCAGAAGGTAACGAGATAGGTTACATCGGTATTGGAACGGGAGGAGCTGGAGGATCAGCAACGACTATAAATAAAATATTTGGTAAAGGTGCATTTTTTGATAAAGATACAGTTCAAAATGCTAATAAAGTTTTATCAGGTCCGACTTCAGGAAGTGACGCTGCTCCTACATTTAGGGCTTTGGTTGCAGACGATATACCCTCACTATTGCATACAAAGATTAGTGATTTTGATACAGGAGTAAGAACAAACAGATTAGACCAAATGGCTGCACCAACTGGTTCAGTTTCATTAAATAGCCAAACAATAACTAATTTATCTGATCCTGTTAATACACAAGATGCAGCAACAAAAGGTTTTGTCGAGGCTACTTCTCAAGGATTAGACGTTAAAGACAGTTGTGTAGCTGCAACTACAGGAAACATTACAATATCCACTGCTCTTAATAATGGAGACACGCTAGATGGTGTAACTCTTTCAGATGGAGATAGAGTATTAGTTAAAGACCAAAGTACTGCTTCGCAGAATGGTATTTATGTAGTTGGGTCTAGTCCTTCGAGAGCGGTTGATTTAGCTGCTGGTGCGGACGCAGCAGGAATGTTCACTTTCGTAGAACAGGGAACTGTTAATGCTGATAATGGGTTCGTCTGCACTAGCAATAAAGGATCAGCAGTTGTTGGTACAAATAATCTCACTTACGCACAATTTTCTGGTGCGGGTCAGATTACTACAGCAGATGGAATACAGAAAACAGGTAATACAATCTCAGTTGATTTAAAATCCAATGGTGGACTTGTTATTGAATCTACTGAAATTGCTGTTGATCTTGGTGCTAGTTCCATAACAGGAACTTTAGCCGTTGGCGATGGTGGAACGGGTGCAACTTCAGCTAGTAATGCAAGGTCAAATTTAGGCTTGGTGATTGGAACAGATGTCGAACCACACTCAGATAAGTTGACAGAGCTTGCCACTATGGGTCAGACAACAGCAAATGCTTTGGCTGATTTAACAGAAGCAGAAGTTCAGATTTTAGATGGTGCGGTTGTAACAACAACTGAATTAAATATTATAGATGGAAATACCTCTGCAACCTCAACAACTCTTGCAGCAGCAGATAGATTTGTCTGCAATGACGCTGGAACAATGAAACAAGTTGCCCTGTCTGATCTTGTTACTTTTCTTGAAAATGAAAGTGTTTCTAGCTTTAATATAGATGGTGGAAGTTATTAGACCATAGGAGGTAAAAGCCGATGGCTAATGAAATTAAGCTAAAAAGAGGTTCTGGTAGTGATCCAGGTGCTAGTGATTTAGTTGTCGGAGAAGTTGCTTTAAGGACAGATTCGGGTCAGCTTTTTACTAAAAAAGATAATGGAACGGTAGTTGAAATAGGTGCTGCGTCTGGAGTTAGTGATGGTGATAAAGGAGATATAACTGTTAGCAATAGCGGTGCAACTTTTACTATTGATAACAATGCTGTAACTTTTGCAAAAATTCAAGATATTCCACAAAACAGGATACTTGGTCGTACAGCAAGTGGGTCTGGAGATGCAACAACACTAACGGCAGCAAATGTTAGATCAATAATAAACGTGGAAGATGGTGCAACTGCCGATCAATCAGCAAGCGAAATCCTTACATTAATCAAAACAGTAGATGGTGCTGGTTCTGGGCTTGATGCGGATACTTTAGATAGTATTTCATCAGGTAGTTTTTTAAGGTCAGATATAGATGATTTAGCTGATAGAAGAATTGTATTTGCAAATAACAGTAATGATAATGAAGATACAATAGCTACATCTACTAGCGGTCAAGGTGGTTTAGAAGTATTTAACAGTGGGTCTGGTAATGACGCATTTATGGCATTTCACACTGGCGGTGATTTTGCTCTTTACTTTGGATTAGATGCAGATGCTAATAAATTAGCAGTCGGTGGTTGGTCAATGGGTGCAAATAAATATGCAATTTATCACGAAGGAAATAATCCTACATTTAGTCAATTAGGAATAACAGCGTCAAATATT